TAGACATAAATATCGTTTACAATGTCAAACGATCAACAAACAAAACAAACTACCTTGCAAAGCTTCAGGAATACTAACTAAAAAAGGTACGATTAGATGTCGTATTCACGGTGGTTGGTCAACAGGAGCTACAAGTTTACAAGGTAAGCTAAAAGCATTGAGAAATCTAAAGAATATTAATTATGAGCAAGTTGCAGCTAACACCAGAGATAAGTTCAAAGATCGTTAAAGAGCTTATGAGTGGTAAACCTCTTACCAGGATTTGCCAAGACAAATCAAATCCAAGCTTATCTAAAGTTTATGACTGGATAGCTGAAGATAAAGAGTTCGCTAATAAAATTTTAACTGCAAGACGTATCGCATCACAAACATTTTTAGATAAGATGATTGATGAGCTTGAGTTTGCAGACAACAAGAACATAGCTGTTGTTCGAGAGAAATTACATCACTATCGTTGGATGGCTAGTAAGTTAATTGGTATCTATGCTGACAAGCAAGAGATCAAGCAAGACACAAATATTCAAATCACTTGGTCAGATAATAAAGAGCAAGATGTTATAGATGTTACAAACTCCGTTAGTACGGAGGCAGCAAACAAAGTCTCGCACACGACATGAGGTACGTTAATTTATTAATGTTACCTACCAGGTGATCTTTTGTTTTAATTGTTAAGTGTTTGTTTAGAAAACTAGTCGTTAGCTACACAATAAGTCAAAAAGTACAGCGAAATATCTGAAAAAAAGTAAGAGGTACCATACCAAAAAAAGTAGGCGCCGCTTCTATTACGATAATTCATCGGAACAATAAATACACAATGAGCAAAAGAGACAAAAAGAAAAACAGATTTCAAGACGTAACAGCAATATCGTTTACTAACGGTGGAACAGATTTGCTGATTAACTTTCACGGTTTCGAAAGCGAAAGTGATTTACATGAATTTACAGAGTACGTGTTTCGTAAAATTAATATGGATTATTACGGCATGGATAAACCACCAACGATACACTAATGAAAGTTACAATACCGTATTCGCCAAGAAAACAACAAGCTTTCTTGCACACAGAATTATCTAAATATCGTTATGCACATTTGCTATGCCATAGACGGTTTGGTAAAACTACACTTTGCCTAAACCATCTAATCAAGTGCGCATTAACTAATCCGAATAAGCAAGCACGTTATGCTTATATTGCTCCGACTTATAAACAAGCTAAGTCGATTGCCTGGGATTTCTTAAAATATTATACCGAGAAAATTCCTGGCACTAAATATAACGAAACAGAATTAAGGTGTGATTTTATAAACGGCTCCAGGATAACTTTATTGTCATCTGAAAATCCTGACAGTATTCGAGGAGTTGGTTTAAGTGGTGTTATTATAGATGAAACCGCTCAAGTAAGTTCATCCTTAATCGATGAGGTTATTACTCCAGCTTTGTCAGACCATAAAGGTTTTATGATTATGGTTGGTACGCCTCAATCAATGAATAATATTTTTTATGAATACTATCAAAAAGCTCAAGCGGATCCTAAATGGTTTAGTTATACGGCTAAAGCAAGTGAAACTAAAATCATTGATGACGAAGAGTTGGCTAATGCTCTCGCTGTCATGGGAGAAGCAAAGTACAAGCAAGAATTTGAATGTAGTTTTGTTGGCAATGTTCCTGGCAGCATTTATAATTCAATTATTACTGAATTAGAGCAAAACAAGCGTATTACTTCAGTTCCGTATGATCCAGCGTATTTAGTTCACACTGCCTGGGATCTCGGCTTTAAAGACGATACGACAATTATCTTTTTTCAAGAAGTTGGTCATAGCATTAATATTATTGATTGCTATTCCAACAGAAACGAAGCTTTACCGCACTACATCGAATACATAAAAAATAAACCTTATGTCATTGGAACGAATTACGCTCCGCATGATATTGAAGTAACTGAGTTCAGTTCAGGAAGATCAAGAAGAGAAACAGCTTACCAATTAGGTTTTAGATTTAGAGTAGTTCCAAAAACTGCTTTAGAGGACGGTATTCATTCCGTTAAAATGTTATTGCCAAGATGCAGAATAGATTTGGATAACTGCAAAACGTTGATTGATGCACTAAGACATTATCATCGTAAATACTCTGAGAAAGAAAGAGTGTTTAATCCAAAACCAGTCCACTCATGGTCTAGCCACTTTTGCGATGCTGTAAGAGTGTTAGCTACTGGATTTGATGGACTTAAAAATTCTAACATTGCTAGACAAACAGTAGCCGACAGCAACTATAAAATTATTTAGGAAATATTATGGGATTTATAAAAAAAATGTTTGATCCTGATCCACCAGAAATGATTACACAGGTGGTAGAGGATGTTCCATCTTATGATGACGAACAAAGAGAACTCGAAGAGAGAAGAAAATTATTAGAAGCAGAAAGAAAAAGAGTAGGTAGAAGAAAAACTATTCTTACTGGTGGTCAAGGTCTGAATGATATTGAAGATGAGGACATTGATAAAAAAACTTTATTAGGAGGTTAATATGGGTGGATTTGGTGGTAGATCTAGCGGTGGTTCAGATAATGATGTTTCAGGTAATGAAGCAGTTTACAGTGGTGGACAAACATATTCCTCAAGACAAACAAAATCTGTTAATCAAAACATAGCTGATACTAACAGAGCAAACAGAGAAAGTCGTAAAGGTGTTATTCAAAAAATTGCTGAAAATAGTTTAGCTGGCAGAGTAGCTAAAAAAGTTTCAGGTTCAAAGTTTGTTCAAGATACCAATTACAATAGACGAATGAAGTTTGCTAAAGATAAAGGTTTAGACACTTCTAAATTTAGTAGAGACTTTGTTTTATCAAAAGGTTTTAAAACACAATTAGACGGTTACGGTTATTCAGAGCAACCAGGCAATGTTGGTGGCGGAGGTAATGATAACCAAGGTATTCAACTAGCTAATCAATCAGGATCTATGGCATCTGATGCTCAAGCAAGTGCAGTAGCTTCAGCTCCAGCTGGACCAACAAATATTGAAATGGCTCAGGAAGATAGCGAAAAACAAAGATTATTAAGAATTAATAGAAGAGGTCGAAGAGCTACAATTTTAAACGTTCCTGAGGAAGATCTCACTTTATCTAAAAAAACTTTACTAGGCTAATATGCAAAATCAAGAATACAGAGATTTATCAAAAGAATTAAAAGACAATTTATCTAAGCTACAATCTAAAAGACAAACTTGGGAAAGTCATTGGCAAGAGGTTGCTAATTATATGCTCCCAAGAAAGTCAGATATAAACGTTGAAAGAACGAGAGGTGATAAAAGAAACGTTCAAATATTCGATGGTACTGCTGTACATAGTCTTGAATTATTAGCTAGTTCCTTACATGGAATGTTGACCTCTAATGCTAATAGATGGTTTCAATTAAGATTTAAAGAAGCTGTATTAAATGACAGTGATGAAGCTAGAGAGTGGTTAGAAGATGCTACAGATAAAATGTACATCGCGTTTCAAAGATCTAACTTTCAAACCGAGATATTTGAAAATTACCATGACCTTATAGCTTTTGGTACTTCGTGTTTATTTATAGAAGAAGATAAAGACGATATAATAAATTTTTCTGCAAGACACATAAAAGAAATTTACATCACTGAAAATCAAAAAGGTTTTGTAGATACAATTTATAGAAAATTTAAACTAACTGCCAAAGCTGCATTAGAAAGATTTGGTAAAGAAAATGTTAGTAGAGATATTCTAACTAAGTTTCAAAAAACACCGTTTGATGATGTTGAGATAGTTCACGTTGTTAAACCTAGAAATATATTTAATCCAAGAAAATTGGATAAACAGAATATGCCGTTTCAATCTATTTATATGGAATATGAAGGCGGACATATAATCTCCATTGGTGGGTTTAGAGAATTTCCATACGTCGTTCCAAGATACTTAAAAGCATCGAACGAAATCTACGGCAGATCGCCTGGCATGAACTCTTTACCTGACGTTAAAGTCTTAAATAAAATGGTGGAGGTTTCACTAAAGGCTGCGCAGAAGCAAGTAGATCCGCCTTTACTGGTTGCGGATGATGCGGTTATCTTACCGATTAGAACGTCTCCAGGATCAATCAATTATTTTAGATCAGGTTCGAGAGATACAATCCAACCTTTAAACATAGGTGCTAACAATCCACTTGGTCTAAATATGGAAGATCAAAGACGTAATGCAATATCAAGAGCGTTCCATGTTGATCAGCTGTTAATTCAAGAAAATAGAACAATGACAGCAACAGAGGTAATGCAACGTAACCAAGAGAAAATGAAAATCCTTGGACCAGTAATAGGCAGACTACAACAAGAATTATTGCAGCCATTAATTATTAGAGTGTTTAACATTATGTTAAGAAACAAACTATTTGTTGAAGCACCAGAAATTTTAGAAAATCAAGAGATCGATATTGAATATGTATCTCCAGTAGCTATCGCTCAAAAAGGTGCTGAACTAGAAAGCATTATGAGAGGATTAGAATTATTTGGTTCTATTTCTCAAATAGCTCCAGTTACAGATTACCTAGATGAAAACGGTTTAGTTAAAAAGATTATAAACGTATTAGGTTTACCAGCAAAAATTATTAAATCTGACAAAGAAGTCGAAGAACTTAGAGCTGTCCGTCAACAACAACAAGCAGCTCAAATGCAGATGCAACAGGAAATGATGCAATCTGAACAAGCTAAAAATGCTGCTCCACTAGTGCAAGCACTAAATGGAAAACAACAACAATAAATTAAAAGACTTAATTAAACATTACAAAATAGTCTTTGGATCTGACGAAGGCAAAGCTGTCATGTCAGATTTGGAAAAACGATGTTTTTATAACGTAACGACGTTCTCTAAAGACAACACAAACGAAACTGCTTTTTTTGAAGGACAGAGATCCGTTCTCTTATTCATTAAAGCGATGATCAATAAGAAGGAGTAACTATGGATCAGACAACTGCAATAATGCAATCTGATACCCAGCAAGACGCTGCCGTATCAGATCAATCGCAACCTCAAGAAACAACAAGTGTAGATTTTCAAACACTTATTCCTGAGGAATATAGAGAAGAAAGATCTCTGCAAAACTTTCAGAATATGAATGATTTTGTAAAATCTTATTTGCACTCACAAAAATTAGTAGGTGCAGATAAAATTCCAGTGCCAAATAAAATGGCAACGGATGATGATTGGAATGAAGTATATAAAAGATTAGGTAGACCAAGTTCGCCTGATGAATATCAATACCAACTTCCTGAGCAAAACAAATTAGATGATGCAACTTTAAAAGCATTTTCTGAACAAGCTCACAAATTAGGATTACTTCCTAAACAAGCTCAAGGCATAATTGATTACTATAATGGATTAGCTCAACAATCAGAGCAATCTGCAAGTATGCAACAAGAAACAGCAAGGCTAGAAGCTGAAACTGTTTTACGTAAAGAGTATGGACCAGCTTATGACAATAAGATTAATGCTGCAAAAAATTTAGCAACCAATACTTTAGGTGCTGAGTTTTTAAGAGATACAGTATTACAAGATGGTTCAAGGTTAGGTGATAATCCTCAGGTAGTTAAAGCTTTTGCTACACTTGCTGAAAAACTAAGTGAAGATAATTTAGTTCAAGGTGATGTTGCTTCAGCGATGACTATTAAAGAGATTAACGATGAGATTTCATCATTAACTCAACCTGGATCAGCGTACTGGAATAAAACTCACATCAACCACAAAAAAGCTGTGGAGGAAGTACAAAGACTTTACCAATTAAAAGGTAATAATGTCAGATAAATTTGAACCTAACGGTGAAATTACTGACGCTGAAATTAGACTTGAATGTTTAAGATTAGCTACTGAGTTTGCACCTGAGAATGATCGTAGAGATCCATTACCAGTAGCAGACAAATACTTTGATTGGGTAAAACAAAATTCTAAGCGACAACCTGAAAAGACCGCTTCGAGTAAAGTCAAATTGCAGACTATAAATGCAAAGACGAGATCCTCATCCTGAGGAAAATCAAATCGATAATTTAAACAACTAATAATCAACCTAAGGAGGACAGTAAAATGTCATTTTCTATAGACACGGCGTTCGTACAACAGTATTCGAACAACGTACAAATGCTTAGCCAGCAAAAAGGCTCTCTTTTAAGAAATAGTGTTGATACTGATACTTTAGTAGGTAAGTCAGGTTTTTTTGATCAAGTAGGAGCTGTAACAGCTGTGAAAAGAACAACTAGACATTCTGATACGCCTCAAATTTCGGTGCCACACGATCGTAGAAGAGTTACTATGAGTGATTATGAGTTCGCGGATCTTATCGATAATCAAGATAAGATTAGAACTCTTATCGATCCAACTTCAAGTTATGCTTTAAGTGCAGCTTACAGTCTTGGTCGCGCGCTTGATGACGAAATTATCAGCGCAATTTCAGGAACTGCATTTACTGGTGAGACAGGCAGCACATCTGTTGCTTTACCATCAGCGCAAAAGATAACTGAAGCATCAACAGGTGGTTTAACAATCGACAAACTAAGAAACGCTAAAGAAATCTTAGATAGTGGTAATGTTGATCCATCGATCCCAAGATACATTGTTGTT